AGCATCTGGGGAACAACAGTTATTTCAGTGGGCAAATACTTTATCAGCTGGGACTCCTTTTATAACTTTTACGACCACCAGGGTATATGTAAATGGTGGCTTTAGGCACACTTTTCAAACAGGCGAAATAAACACAAATGCGTGGAATAATTTCATATTGACACGAACTGCAAGCGATAACACTTGGCGTGGATATGTTGCTGGAAACTCAAGCCCTATTTTTACTTATAGTGATGGAGGTAGTACTGCCCACCGAGCCAATGCAAATGACATTTATTTAGCTAATCAATACTTCGGATATGGAAACACTTTAATCGATGAAGTGGCAATTTGGAACACGAATCAAGATGCGAATGTAGAAGCTATCTACAATAGCGGAGTACCAAATGATATATCTTCTTTAAGTCCTGTAGGATGGTGGAGAATGGGTGAAGATGACAGTGGTGCAGGCACTACAATCACAGACCAAGGAAGTGGAAGCAACAATGCTACTCTAACAAACGGTCCTACATTCTCTTCAAATGTTCCCTCTTAAGGATATTTAATATTTATGAGCAACTTAAAAGTAATAAACGACGCAGAACAATCTGCCTTGGTATCTAACGCTAGAGCCAAGAATGGCGAAATGTACCTCAAGGCCTCCGGGTCTACAAATGAGGGTGATATAGTAGTTTACTATAACGGATCCTGGATTAGATTTGATAATGAATACTCTGCCGCAGCGGCCTTCCAAAACCGCTGGGGCGCGAGCTTTGATGGATCGGGTAGTTATTTAACTACCAACAACTCGGTTCTTAACTTTTATAATACAGGAGGAAGTATATCAGCGTGGATTAAACCTTCTAGTGTAACTAGTACTTTAACAGACCCTTATAAGAACCGTTCAATCATCAATAAGGGTAATGTGTATTTGAGTTTAAATGTAGATGAGTCGGGTTATCCAGCTCTATATTTTTACGATGGAGCTGTTCGAGAAGTTGTAGCTACAACACAAGTTTCCACTTCGTCTTGGATGCACATTTGTGCTACCTGGTCAACAACAGGTTCATCAATCTATGTCAACGGAACATCTGAAGCAACTTCAAGTGAGACTCCAGCTAATATAACTTCTGGTCAAACAGGAGCTACTGTTTATATTGGTAGGACACCGGCGTCGTCAGTTGATTTCTTTGGGGGCTCGATTGATGAATTAGCGGTATTTAATACTGAGTTATCATCGTCTAATGTTTCAACAATTTATAATAGTGGAGTACCTACAGACATCTCTTCTCTAAGCCCTAAAACGTATTACAGATTTGGGGACGATTCTAATGACTCACCTTCTAATGGTGGCAGTATCGCATCAGCTACCGATTCAAGCGGAAATGGAAATGATGCAACTCAGAGCACTGCAAGCAATCAGCCTACATTCAAGGCGCTTGATCAATCGACTGGGACATCGGTTAGCTTTGATGGATCTAATGATTATTTAACCGTAACTCAAAATAGTGATATAAACATAACTGGAGACCTTACGGTTTCTTCCTGGGTCAGGCTATCCCAAATTTCAGGATATAACGCTATATTAACAAAACGAACAGTTGGCGGCTCTATGAATTACCAGTTTATTGTCGACGGCAGCGGGCGAATAGGGTTGGGGCATTCAGGCGGTTCTTGGGTTTACGACACTAACAGTTTAACCGTTGACACCTGGCATCATGTAGCTGCTACCGTTTCAAGTGGAACCGTTCAGTTTTATATAGACGGTGTAGCAAAAACATCCGATACCGGATTAACTATAACTGGTGATACTAATGATTTAACTATAGGAGCTACTTTAGGTTACAACTACTTTACCGGAACAATAAATGAGGTTGCGATTTTCAGTACAGCGCTTTCTACATCCGACATAACCTCATTAGCAGCATCCCAAACTGCTCATATCGTAAATGATTTAAGCTTAAGCCCTGTTGCATACTACCGCATGGGAGAAGACGACAGCTTAACTGATGGAGCATCCGCATCTCAAATTTCTGATGCATCCGGAAATGGAAATCATGCAACGCAAGCAACCGCATCAGCTCAGCCAACCGCTAGCATTGACCCTGTAATCTACGTATAAATCTTAACATCAATTCCAACCTTAAATACTATGGCAACTAAATATAAATTATATAATACTCCTGAGGAGTTTGACGCAAAAGAAGCAGAGATGAAAACTCTCTTGGCTATCCCAGATAACGCTGGAACCAGCAAGTACGCTGAGTCCGTTATGATTGATAACCCCGATCATGCAGATTATGGAATGTTCTTATTTCCAGTTATATCTGAAGGAAAATGGAAATGCGATCAGCACTTCAGCGCAAGCGATCTTGTTGATCATGATTCTTCCTGGGCTAAGCCTCAAGAAGAACCTGTATAACTTTTAAGCGTCGGTCGTATTAACTACGACCCAAGATCCTGGGCTAGGTGCATATACAATTTATCAGTATCTGTACCTAGTGCCATTGACCCTTTAGGATCGCTTGATCTAGCTTTAATATTGGTCTCAGTATCGATTATTCGAGCGGGGGGTTTTTTAATCTTGACTATTTTTTATATATAAACTATAATATAGTCTATGAAAAAAGTTAAAACATTTTCCCCTAGAGCTTGCAGATTAAATGGTATCAAATTAACACCAGAATTTAAAATCGAACATAATACAATATCGTCAATCCAAAGAGATCTATCTATATGGGTATATGAAAAAATATCTAAAAAAGAGATAGAAGCAATCGATGATAAATATATAAAGTTTAAAAATAAAGCTTGGGACGATTGGGCAGGAGTAAGTTTTCAAGGAAAAGATTGCAAAAGCTGGAAAGAAAACGAGTTAAGCTTGAGGCAACTAAAGTGCCACCCAGAAGTTCAAGATATATTCTTAAACTTCACCTCTCACATAGAGGAAAAAGAGCTGAATTTATCTCGACTCGATGATGTATTATGGAAAGTGGTAGAAAATTACAAAGGCTTTCAAGAGAGAAACGGCAAAAAAACAAAACGCCCTATATTCCTAAAAACAAACAAAGCTTTAAATTTTAAAAACGGCGGAATATGGATAGAGGACAACAAGATAAAAATCTCCACCCTACAGAAGCGTAAATTTATATATTTAACATTCAAAGAAGATGTTTATAAAAATCAAGATTCAATTGATTACAAAACGAGCTCGGGAAAAGGCGGAAATATCTCCTTCAATGGTTTATACAAACAAGATGATAATTTTTTAGTCATTCAGTTGGTTGAAGAACAAGAGTCTTCTTTCTTCAAGAAGGTTATAGGTATTGACATAAACAAAAACGACTCACAATGGATCACTTTTAGCGAACCTATATTCAACAAAAAACAAAGAGCAATTGTAAAAAACGAAGAATTCAAAGAGCTGGAAACTCAAGCAAAAAACTTCAATCAAGATTTACTAAAGAATAAAAATAAATACAACTCAAAACAAAGAAGAAAACTGCACCAAAGAAAAAAGAGAGCAGAAAGAAGGCTAGAGCTTTTAATCAAGGAAAAAATAGTAAAACCCGCATTTCTATATTATATAAAAAAATATGATAGTAAAGTTAGTTTTTCTATTGATGATATTGGATTTGGTTCTCAAAATAGTTTTGGACAAGAATATATTAGAGATGCTTTTGTAAGTTTATGCAAGAAGAGCAACATAGCTTTCGTTATTTGCCCCCCCAATTTTAGCTCTCAAATCTGCCCTGAATGCGGATCTTTTCACAAACAAGATAGAAAATTAATAAATTCATACACTTGCAAATCTTGCGGCCATTTTCATAAAAATTGCGACGAATTAGGGGCGGAAAATATCGCAAAATTCGGATCCGTGTTGATGAAAGAAGTGTGTATATCCTCAACCTCTAAAAGTTTTCAAATACCAATTCCCCACAAAAGCAAATTTTGGAGCTTGTATGTTTCCGATGATGATGAAAGAAAAAAACCAATCAAAAGAAAATTAGATTCAATATACAATAAAGTTTTAAAAACGCAGTTTAATTTTCCCGATTCCTCTAGTCGATGAAAAGTGAGCATGAGCAGGCTACGCTTAGGGAATAAGAACTATACTCCGAGGTTGTTCGCTCGTTAAAACGAACAGCAATTTAATCGATTCCTCTAGTCGATGAAAAGTGAGCATGAGCAAGCTTCGCTTAGGGAATTGATCTTATGCTCCGAGGTTGTTCGCTCGTTAAAACGAACAGCAATTTAATCGATTCCTCTAGTCGATGAAAAGCGAGCATGAGCAAGCTCCGCTTAGGGAATGGATGCTATACTCCGAGGTTGTTCGCTCGTTAAAACGAACAGCAATTTAATCGATTCCTCTAGTCGATGAAAAGCGAGCATGAGCAGGCTACGCATAGGGAATAGAAGTTATACTCCGAGGTTGTTCGCTCGTTAAAACGAACAGCAATTTAATCGATTCCTCTAGTCGATGAAAAGCGAGCATGAGCAGGCTTCGCTTAGGGAATGAAGGCTATACTCCGAGGTTGTTCGCTCGTTAAAACGAACAGCAATTTAATCGATTCCTCTAGTCGATGAAAAGCGAGCATGAGCAGGCTACGCATAGGGAATGGATGCTATACTCCGAGGTTGTTCGCTCGTTAAAACGAACAGTTTTTTGGCACGATTATAGCAACAAAGCAACGAGAAAAATAAAAATAACTTGACATTTATATAAAAATGCTTTATTATATGCCTCTTTAATATTATGAAGAAAACAAAATTAATTATTACCGCCCTTTTAGGGTTCTTTATTAACGCCGCCTTAGCTGAAAACACAGCAAACATTGGATACTCATCTGATTATTTCTATAGGGGCTCTCAACAATCTCAAGAAGCGGTTCAAGCTGCAATTGGTTTTGAGCAAAACGTCGCCGGCTTAAACGCTGCCCTTGGATTGTTCTCAAACCAGTCTATTGACTCGAGCGCCGATAGCTATATCGTTTCCGCTGGAGTTACCGAGTCCTTTTTGGACGGATTATTGGAGGCTTACGTCGGATTTAATCATGTCGAAGATGTTCCAGGAGCTGCTTTTTCAGAAGCTCAGGTTTTAGCTTCTGTTGATTGCTTGTTTAGTCCAACCTTATCTGCATATAGAGATCTTGACGATTCTCTTTATACATTTGAGTTATCCGCCTCTCATGATGTTAAGCTTGATTTCGCTAATCTAGGCTTAGGAGCTTTAGTCGGCAATACTGATGTTTCAAACGCTGACTCCAGAACTTATTATTCTGTTGGGTCTGATATTAGTAAAAATTTAAATGAGTCCGCCTCCGCTTCTTTGTCTGTCGATTATGTCGATGCAGACGACATCGAAAGAGAGTTTGTATTCGCCACGGCATTAACATTCCAATTCTAATTACCCCAATATCAACTTATGAAAAATACAATCGATACGATTAAATCATATGCAGGAGGCGTCACAAGCGTTCTTTTGTCAATAATCGGCCTTCTGGTCGTAGCTCAAGTCGTCTTTGGCGAAGGAGCTCCTATTAACGTAATCGGCAATCTTCAAGATGTCGTAACTGGATTTGTCGGGCAAGGTGCCTCCCTAGCGGGAATTATCACCTTGCTGCTGTTGGTCGCTCTATTGAGGCCGAGTTCCGACAAAGGTTAGTAAATAATCTACCCCAAGCAACCAAGCCGCCTTCGGGCGGTTTTTTTGTGCTCCACAACCCTTCTCTAATTTATTGTGTATTTTATATTTCATTGCTTGCAGAAAAAGTTATTTACAACGGTTAGTTTTAAATTGACATATGCTCATTAAGATGATATCATTATAAGATAAAGTATGAACATAAACGTAAAAAAACGAAACGGTAGACTACAACCTTTTTTAGTAGAAAAAATCAACGCAAACGTAGAGCGAGCGTGCGAGGGAATCGAAGACACCTCTGTTAGCGAAGTTCTTCTGGATGCGCAATTACAGCTATTCGATAAAATAACAACTAGCGAAATAGATACAGCCCTCACCCTTTCGGCTAGAGAAAAAATAGAAAAAGAACCAAATTATAGTTTTGTCGCTGCGAGATTATTGTTGAATACTGTATACAAAGAAGTGTTTAAAGAAGGAGTTGACTCAGATACATTTAAACTTCAATACAGAAAGAGCTTTATACAAAATATAAAAAAGTTAGTAAAGCTAGAAAAACTCAATCCCAAGATGCTTGAATTTGACCTTTCAAAGCTATCTGAAGCATTAAGAATCAGAAGAGACGAATCCTTCAAATACTTAGGTATTCAAATCTTAACTGATAGATACTTTATTAGGCACGACGATAAAATTATGGAAGCTCCACAGTGCTTCTGGATGAGAGTTGCAATGGGGCTATCTTTAAACGAAGAAAACAAAGAAGAAAGCGCAATTAAAATATACGATATGTTTAGTCAGTTTTTATACACTTCTTCTACCCCGACTCTATTCAATAGCGGCACAACTCATTCTCAATTAAGCTCTTGTTACCTCAATACCTTTGATGACAGTATAGATGGCATTTTTGATGGCGCATGGCAAGAAGCTCGAAAATCAAAATTTGCAGGAGGATTAGGGTTTGACGTAACACCCTTTAGATCTTCAGGCTCCCACATTAAAGGTACGAATGGCATATCTGGAGGCTTAATACCTTGGCTTAAAATTTATAACGATCTTCTTGTGGCGGTAAATCAAGGAGGAAAAAGACCTGGAGCGGGATGCGCCTATCTCGAGCCTTGGCATTTGGACTACGAAGACTTCCTTAATTTAAGAAGGAATACTGGAGATGACCGCTTGAGGTGTCACGATATGAACACTGCCTCTTGGATTCCTGATGAGTTCATGCGCAGAGTTCAGTCTGAAGACGCTTGGTATTTCTTTGATCCAAAGGAGACTAAAGACGAAGAAGGCAAAACTCTTCACGATTGCTTCGGCAAGGAATTTGACAAGCGATACTCTGATTTATGCCGAGGCGCAGAAGAAGGTTTGATTAAAAACTATCGCGTGACTCCAGCAAAAGAGCTTTGGAAAAAAATGCTTAAAGTCTTATTTGAAACCTCTCACCCATGGAATACATTCAAAGACCCCTGCAATATACGCTATACAAATCAACACGAAGGAGTAGTTCATAGCAGTAATCTTTGCACAGAAATCACCCTTCACACAAAAGCCTCGAAGTACGATAAAGGCGAAAAAACAGAAATAGGCGAAACAGCGGTCTGTAATCTCGGATCAATCAATATTCTTAATCACATGAATGAAGATGATACAATTGATTACGACAAATTAAAGAATACAATTCACACAGCAATTAGAGCTCTAGACAATGTAATAGACTTAAACTTCTATCCAACAAAAGAAGCGAGCAATTCTAATTTGAAAAACAGACCTATTGGTTTAGGGATGATGGCCTTGCATGACGTACTGCATCGAATGAATATAAATATCGATAGCGATGAAGCTGTTAAATTTAACGATAAATTGTTCGAGTTTTATTCTTATCACTCTATTCTTGCCAGCTCTCGCCTCGCCAAAGAAAAAGGGCCTTATAAAACATATAAAGGGTCTCTATGGAGTCAAGATAAGCTACCGATCGATTCTTACGCAGATCTAATGAAATACAAAGGCAAGAAAACAAACCTTGAGTCCTTATTAGATTGGAGCGAGGTTAGAGAACACATTGCCGAACATGGCATGAGAAACTCAAATGTGATGGCTATTGCTCCTACAGCAACCATTGGATACATAAACGGAGTAGAACAAAGTGTTGAACCAAACTTCTCTGTGCTATTTGTTTACGAAAATAAGAGCGGTAATTTTTACATAACTAATCAGCATTTCATAAATGACATGAAAAAAGAAGGTATATGGAACGCTAATGTTGCAAAGTTAGTTAAGGACGCTGACGGAGATTTGTCTGTATTAAACGGAGATATCCCTGAGTGGATAAAGTTAAAATACAAAACAGCATTCGATAGAGATATGTTCAAGTTAATAGAGTGCAATGCAATTAGGCAAAAATGGATAGATCAAGCTGTAAGTTTTAATTTATACAATAAAGAGACATCCTTAAAATACTTAAATGATGTTTATATGTCTTGCTGGGAGGCTGGGTTAAAAACAACTTACTACCTAAGGAATAGGGCTGCGTCTAAAGTTGAAAAATCAACATCAGAATCAGACAAGGCAGAAGAAGGGTCAGCTTGCAGTATCGAAGCTATGAAAAATGGAGAAACGTGCGAAAGTTGTCAATAATTGATCTTTTTAAAGGTTGACTTCGTTATTAATATATGATATATTATAATTATGCAAGATAAAACAGGAAAACTATTAACTGAAGACGTGGCGGGCGTAAATAGAATATTACCCCATAAGCATAAATACGCATGGGATTTATTCTTAAAAAGTTGCGCAAACAATTGGATGCCAACAGAAATCTCAATGCAGGCTGACATTAAACAATGGAAAAACAATGAAATTACAGAAGATGAAAAATTACTTGTTAAACGCTGCCTTGGGTTCTTTGCTGGATCTGAGTCTTTGGTTGGTAATAATCTTTTGTTATCTGCCTTTCGCTATGTTACGGACGCTGAGTGCCGCCAGTACATATTGCGTCAAGCGTTTGAAGAAAGTCTTCACAACCTCACGGTAGTTTATATTTGCGATAGCCTTGACCTCGATATAGAAGAAGTTTTTAACGCTTACGAAACCATTCCAAGCATAAAAGCTAAAGATGATTTCTTAATGCAAATAACCAACGATATTAGCGCGCAAGATTTTGACGCAAATTCAATCAAGGGAAAGCAGGAAATATTGAGAAACTTCTTAACATATTGGATAGTGTGCGAAGGAACGTTCTTTTTTAGCGGCTTTGCAATGCTTCTTGCGTTAGGTAGGCAAAACAAACTGCAAGGCGTTTCTGACCAAATTAAGTATACGCTAAGGGATGAAAGTTCTCACATAGCATTTGGTACTTACTTGATCAATACAATTATAGAGCAAGAGCCAGGAATCTGGACAAAAGAAATGCAAAACGAATTTGTTGAGCATATGAAAAAAGCCGTAGAGCTGGAAATAGCTTATGCCCACGACGTTCTTCCAACTGGCATTCTAGGTTTGAACGCAGATATGTTTGTTGATTATATGCACTATATCGGTAATCGCAGGCTAGAAGCGATAGGGTTAGACTATAGATTCCCAAGCGACAAAAACCCCTTCCCCTGGCTAGGAGAAGTGGTCGATGTCCAAGCAATGGGAAACTTCTTCGAGAGGAGGGTTAGGGAATATCAACAAAGCGGATCTCTTGAGGACGACTTCTAATGTAAAAGTTTTAATTTGGTGTAAATAGTGTTATGAATAAGTTAGTAATTATTACACTTTTATCAATACTTTCATCAATACCGTCTTTCTCTTCAATTAATAGAGATTTTTACTCAAAGAGTAAGCAAAAAATAAATGGATCGATAGTAAAATACTTCGACAATGGGGATGTCTTGCTTAAAAGATCAGATGACATGCAATTATTTAGAATAAAACTAGATATATTCACAGAAGATGATCAAGCTTTCGTAAAAAACAACTTTCCCCCTAACCATGAATCTCTACCCACATTCAAGAAACCTCTTTCAGAAAAAGATTTAAAAATTAATTCAGAATTTATAGATAAAATTATTGAATCGAAACTAAGGTCTTACGGCGAAAGGCCCAACAAAGAAATATCCAACGAGGCTTTCCTCCGAAGAGCTTACCTGAAGATTATTGGAAGGATACCCACCTTAAAAGAAGCTCAGGATTTTCTTGGAAACAGGGATAAAAAATCCAGAAGTCAACTAATTGATAATCTTTTAAGCTCGGAAGGGTACGATAAAAATTGGTATATCTATTGGGCCGATATACTTCGAGCGAAAACTCGAGTAGGAAATCAAGGTTCAGATGGGTATCCATTTATAAAATACATAAAAGATTCTATTTCCTCAAACAAGCCCTACGATACTTGGGTTAAGGAAATGCTTTCTTCTACAGGGCCTATGTGGGAAATAAATAACGGGGCTGTTGGTTATTTTTACCGAGACCAAGGTATGGGGCTAGATAACATGTCGAACACGGTGCGTGTGTTTCTCGGCACAAGCTTGGAGTGCGCTCAATGCCACGATCACCCCTTCGATCGCTGGACACAAAAACAGTTTTACGAAATGGCTGCATTTACCAATGGAGCAGAAAGAATGAAAAGAAAAGATGAAGAACTTAATAAACTTTCAAAACTCATAAGAGCCTTACAGAAAGAAAATCCAGAAGACAGAAATAAAATTCGAAGAGCTTTCCTTCCAGTGCAAAACTTACTGTCCCCAGGTCTAGACGACTTAGGTAAAGGGTCGATTTCCTTACCCAAGGATTACCAATACGACAACGCAAAACCTGGGCAAAAATTAAAAGCTAAAACTATTTTTGGCTTAGCCGTAGAATTAGATGAAAACCTCGAACAAAAAGGTTCCCGCACTTCTTATGCTAGTTGGTTAGCGTCTGCTACTAACCCTAGGTTTTCAACTGTGATAGCGAATCGTCTGTGGAAATCTGCTTTTGGATATGGTTTAATAGAGCCTGTGGATAATATATATGATGACACGCTACCGGTTCATCCAGAAATGATGCTTCATTTAGAAAAGTTGATGGTCGCCTTAGACTTTGACACAAAAGAATTTTTAAGAATTATTTATAATACAAAAGCTTTCCAAAGAGAGGTTCCAGTAGGAGATATAATCCCTAGAGACTCAAAAGATGACTCGCTACCTCCAGAGGTAAAGTGGGTAATATCTAAAACTCAAGGAAATAAACCTTACTTCTATCAAGGCCCCGTAATGCAAAGAATGAGCGCTGAGCAAATTTGGGATTCATTAGTGACTCTAAATTTTTACGATTTAGATAATAGAATTAATTCTCGAGCTCCTGAAGAAGGTTTTGAGGAATACCTTAGATACAAAGAGATGACGGCTGAAGAAATATTTCAAGAAATCGCACCCAAACTTAAACAGCAAGAAGCTATCCCTATGACCCCAATGAAAAAACAGGAGTCAAGCAGCAAGACGAGCCCTAAACGAAAAGGGTTTTTAACTCGCGATATAAACTCCCTAAGGGCTTCTGAGGTTGGGGATCCTGCGCCCAGAGGGCATATGATTTTACAGTTCGGAGGGTCTCCTCGTGACCAAATACAAGTATCTCATAAGGAAGCGGCAGTCAATCAAGTACTGGCTTTAATCAATGGCTATGTCGAAAAGAATATTATTAATAATAAAAAGTCCGCCACCCTCAGTGAAATCCTCAAAGCTTCAAGCATGGAGGAAAGGATTAATTTATCATTTCTTGCCATTTTACAAAGAAAACCTAATTCTAAAGAACTAAAAGATTTTAAAGAAACAATTAAAAAACTAAACACCAAGGATTACCATAAGGACATAGTTTGGACTCTAATAAATAGTCACGAATTTATGTTTGTTAAATAAAATGAAAACAGATATTAAAAAATTAGACGAATTAAAAAGAAGAGAGTTTATTACAAGCGCGGCCAAGGCATGTCTTGGAGTTGGGCTCCTGCCAATGGCTGGTTCTTACATCCATAACAGCGCTGAAGCTTTTACTACTGGCCCTAGGCCTGCCACCGCCCGTTATGTTATTTACTTAAATATGAGTGGGGCGATGTCTCATCTCGATACATTTGGAACAAACCCAGATGTGCCAGAGATACAAGGGCCAACAAAATCTATTCCGACTTCTGCTGATGGGGTTATTCTTTCTGAGAATCTTCCGTTAACCGCAAAACACATGCATAATGCTGCAATCATTCGAACAATGTCAACAAGCCAAGGAGCTCACGAACAAGCGAGTTACTTGATGCATACAAGTTATTTAAAGCGAGGCACGATTGCTCACCCTACATTCGGAAGTTGGGTGTCAAAACTTTCGGGATCGATAAATAGTACCATCCCGTCAAATGTGCAAATTGGATCTACTCCGGCGGGAGCCGGGTTTCTTGAGTCTAAATTTGGGCCTCTCCCAATAGGCAATCCAAGTAGTGGCCTAGCAAACAGTAAGCTGGCAGACTATATTGACCAAAGTCGATTCGGGGGTCGTTTATCTATGGCTCAAAAAATGAACTCCTCCTACCTTAATCAATATGATCAGAAGCAGGTTCGAGCTTACTCTGATCTTTATAAAGACGCGGTCAAACTCATGCGAAGCGAGGACTTAAAAGCTTTTGATATAACTCTTGAGCCAGAGTCAATGCACGAACTTTATGGAAAAACTAACTTCGGGCAGGGGTGCTTGCTTGCTCGTCGCTTAATAGAAAATCAAGTTCGTTATGTAGAAGTTAGTCGAGGAGGGTGGGACACCCACGATAACAACTTTGAATCTGTTGCGGACAATTGCGCAGATATTGATAAAGCTCTAAGCGCTCTTTTAATTGATCTTGAAATGCGTGGACTGCTTAAAGAAACCATGGTTGTTTTAACCTCAGAATTTGGTAGGACGCCTAAGATAAATGAGCGCGACGGAAGAGATCATTGGCCCTATGGATTTACAGCTTTTCTCGCTGGCGGAGGAATCAAAGGAGGAACGGTTTACGGAAAAATGGATGATCTAGGAAGAAATCCAGCAGAGGGGAAATTTATTGACCCAGCCTCTCTGAATGCTACTATAGCATACGCGATGGGATTACCTTTAAATAAAATACAAACATCTCCTTCTGGCAGACCATTTAAAGTGGCGCATGACGGCAAACCATTAATGAACATAATCAACTAGAACTTATGAAAAGAAATAAAAAAATATCCACAGCGAGTTTGATCGCTGGTTACGTATTAGGGGCAGCGTTTATCCTAATGATTATGATCGGTGGCAATGATAATAAAGGTGTCGTGGAGCTCGCTGAAGTCAATAGCGCTGATATAAAAACTATTGAAACAAACAATACAATTATACAGGAGAGAATAGTATACAAAGATAGGGTTGAGTTTTCTACGAGTAGTCCTCAGGAACATTACGCACAGCCTCTAAGAGATGTGGGTGTCGTGAGAGATTTCGCTCATGTTGATAAGGTATGGAGTCACGATTATAGAGATGATGTAATTAGAGACACTTATGTTGATGGAGTCCAGCATGGACGAGATAATCACGATAGACCACATAATAAATCTATAAGCAAAAAAAATAGCAGGATTGGAGATGAAGTAAATTCTAATATACTATATGGAGATGACTCAGACATAGGCTTGCTTGACAGACGATTGCGTGAGATAGACTCTACTAATCATGATGAAGACTCTACTAATATAGGCAACCTCACACCTGACTCAGACAACAAAGATGACATTGGAGATATAGGAGATGATTTTAAGAACACGACCGGTAAGGGATCCAAGGTCGCTAGTGGTGAGTTATACGCTTATAGTTTTCCATCAAATGGTGTAGGGGCTGGAATTGGCTCCGGAGCATTAGGGGCTGGTGGCGGATTGGGGGCTGGTTTGAGCGCTGGAGTTGGGCAAGGAATAATGAATGGGGAAACTGTGCCTACATTGGGCGGGGTTGGTTCGTATGCACCGCCTCCTTCTGGAGCGCCTGCTTCTGGAGTTGGAGGTTTAACCAACGGGGCTGGAGCGCCTGCTTCTGGAGTTGGAGGTTTAACCAACGGGGCTGGAGCTGGAGCTGCTGCGGGATTAATGACTGGTAAGGTTATTGCCGCTTTAGGTATAGCGCCTCCCGGAATTGGAGCTGGAGGAGGCAAAGGAGGTTATAATTACGATCATCTACCTAAAGATGGAGCATTGCATATCATGATGCATGTTGATGGTAGCGGCAGCATTCTTAATACCAGGAAACAATTAGAGATCATGAAAGACACCCTACTCAAGACAGCTCTGCTACCTTACTATAATAACGATGAAGAATTATACAATCGTAGAGTTACGATCATATCCAACTCTGGAGAGAGGACATTAAAGTTCTTCGAAGAGGCGGCCAAGAAGGATAATGTGTTGGCTATTGCGTTTCAAGATGAAGCTCAACCAGCCTATCATTTGCCTAACTTTAACAAACGACCAGAGGATGATTATCTAAACGACCTCAATAAACTTAAAGCGTCGCTCAACGGTTACGAGGGGATTTATAGAGGCGTAATGTTTCAAGTCGACCGGGGAAAAACATTCGCAAAGAGCTTTAAAGAGTTTGTTGGTAATGCTTTTCGTGGCGAAGGTTATTTAAAATCAGACAATCTGAAGAGGTACCACAAAGACAACAACCCTGCCAATATAAAGAGTAAGAACGGTATCGTGTTTAGTGATGAATATCATGCAAAAGATTCTGGAACCCCCCAATACTATTTAGACTTAATTCTGAATGCTTCTAGCAAGGTTGGTTTGGACATACAGAATCATAGCGGAGGCCTTACGGACGGCAAGCTTATTAGATAGAAAAAATATAAACCAGCTAATTTATTGAAGCTTGTAATACTACTGCTTATAGCTACCATCGTAAGCTCTGCTAGAGAACAACAAATAGTAATACACTGGACAACCTCAACAAGCACACTAAAGAATCAGTTTGGATCCCCTTTATTTGCTGGTCACACCAGCAACGGTGATGGCTGCTTGGCTACGTTAGGTTATTATGATGACGCTACAGAAGAGTTTCCGTTTAAGGGCGATTGGGTCGAACTAACACAAGGAACAAGAGTCGGAGACTCAAGCTCCGGTTACGGCTTTACCTCTGGAGAGTTTAGCTTTACAGCGGTATTCACAAAGTACAAAGATGATGTTATAATATACCCATCAAACCCAGCTGCATATTTAGCCAAATCACAAGTTGTAATAACTGACAGTAACCCGCAATCAGGACAACCATTATCTATAAGGTTTTATGATAGCAGTTCAGTAACCGCCTCCACCAGATACAATGCCGTAACTGGCCCTGGATGGACGTGGCCAACATTCACCTCCGGAGTTCCAGTAAATCACTACTTTAAGATATCTCCAGCCGAAGCCGTAAGGGTATCTCAATGGATTCCAGGTTATCTATTTGAAGATAGCTCAAATGATTATCGAACTTCAATCCGCGTATTTGAGAACAATTCTACAGACGACCTAATAAGCGATCACGCAGAACAGATAATAAATCAATTAACAAACAGCTCTAATGAATTACAATCCAAAGTACAAACTCAACAAAGTGTTATTGACAGTTATAAATTAAACGCAACTATAACCACTAATTTATTATCATTTAAAAATAATATAATTATAGATTATAACGATACCATATATGGTTTAAATTCTACTATTGAAATATTAAAAAGTAGAATACTGTCTCTAGAAAATAGCTTGAGCAGTGCATCAGTATTTAATGACCAATTAACTGCTATAGTAATACAACAAGATAATGACGTATCAGGACTCGAATTAATTATATCAACCTTACAACTGAAATTGGAAAGTGTCGACGTAAACGCTACTGAAGTCACAAACTCTATCGATACCACATCTCAGTCCCGCGCGCTGGAGGAGTATATAATAGCTTCCGATTTATACATCGCTCGATTAGATAACGAAATAGAAGAAGTTTCCGCAGAGAGGGATTTATATCGTAAAGTTAATTTAGAACTAAATTCAACAATATCATATCTACCAATAGAGGGTTGGATATATTCGACCGATACTAAATGGGTATATATGACCTCCCGCACATTACCGTATTACTATGATAGTGCCAGCTCCTCATGGATATACGGAACTATGATCAATAACCGCCGAATGATATATAATTATCTAAAAAAAGAATGGAGTATATTGGAGTAAGAGAGTAAATCCCTAAAGAGGGTCTGTTTGTAAATTTAGTATTGACAACTTAATGGAATTCTGGTAAAATACTCTACATGATACCATTATTCAAAAGCCACTTCTCAATCGGGAAAAGCATATTAACGCTAAACAATCCATCATCACTAGACGACGGTAAAACAGATAGTGTTTTTTCGATAGCTCAAGACAATAACCTAAAAGAGGTTGTGTTGGTGGAAGATTCCTTAACGGGCTTCCTTCAAGCAAAAAAAGTTTCCGAGTCAATGGCGGTCAAATTGGTGTTTGGGTTAAGAATTGACATGTGTGAAGATTCAAAATTAAATCCAAAGGAAGAATCTGTAAAATCCAGACACAAAATAGTTATTTTTGCAAAGAACTCCGAAGGGTGCAAGTTATTGAATTCGATATACAGCGAAGCTTACTCAGAAGCATTTAATTCAGTAGATGAAAAGATGTTGAAAAAACACTGGGATAATAAAAAATTAATATTAGCAATTCCTTTTTATGATTCGTTTATATTTAATAATAATATAAAATTCTCAAACTGCACGCCAAACTTTTCTTTTACAAAACCGGTATATTTTATAGAAAATAATAGCCTACCATTTGATTTGTTACTAAGATCTAGAGTTATTAAATTTGCAGAAGAAAATAAATGCAAAACAGAAATGGTAAAAAGTATTTATTACAGAAAGAAAAAAGATGTTTCTGCACTTCAGACATATAAATGTATAACAGGAAGAACTTTTGGAAATAAAACTTTATCAAAGCCTAATTTAGACCATTTTGGAAGCGATGAGTTTTGCTTCGAAAGCTGGAAGGAGCAAGAAAATGCAATATAAGTTAATACAACCAAGCAAAGTATATGTTGATAAATCAAAAATCAAAGGCAGGGGCGTTTTTGCGGCAGAAGACATCGATGAAGGGGAGCTAATAGAGCAGTGCCACTTTATAGTTTCTGGATGCATGAGGGAAATGCAAGATAAAGAGCTGGCAAGGTTTGCGTTTAATATTTTTTTTGATACAAGCTTATCTAAAGAAGAAAACGAAAAGATTTCATTTAAGATCAGACTCCTCTCTATGTTTGAAGACGAAGAAATTACAGAACATTTAAAAAACTTCCTACAAGACCTGGGATACGCAGATATAAACAAGCTTTTTAATTCAGCGACAGTACTCGGAAACGGAATGATATATAACCACGCAAAAAACAATAATATAAACTATGAAGTTGATGTTGAAAATATGATGTTTGAATACACAGCAAATAAAGAAATAAAAAAAGGAGAAGAATTATTAATAAACTACGGAGAACAATACTGGAAAAATCATGAAGGAACAACTACTCAGATTTAAAAATAAACAAAAATATTTACTTTTCGATTACGAAACATGTAATTTAAATTTAATTTCTGGACACAACAAACCATGGCAACTGGCGTTTCTTGTTATAGAAAACAATAAAATTATAGAGGAAAAAGACTACTGGCTTAAATGGGACGACTTGAGAGTTTCTCCGGAGGCGGCAAAAATCACAGGATTCACTCAAGCAAAATACAAAAAGAATGCAGTGGATCCCAAGATAGCTCTTGAAGATTTTGAAAAATACCTGTATGACGATTCCTACATTAAGGTTGGCCACAATTTACTCGGGTTTGATGTATATATGCATAACCTTCACAGGAAATTGATCGACCCCAAAGCAAAGTCAGACTTTTCGTATATGAATAACCTAGTAGATACCTTATCTCTAGCCAAAGCAGTGAAGAAACAAATTAAATTAAGTAATGAAGATAATTTTCTATCCTGGCAGTACAGATTGAACCATTTAATAGAAAGAGGCTTATCCTGCAACCTTAAACAATGCTGCAAGGACTTCGATGTTCCTTTCGACGCAACAAAATTACATGACGCATTATATGATATTAGAGTTAATTATGAAGTTTTTAAAAAAATGATATGGGAAATAGAGGTATGAGCAGCTTTACAACACAATTTACAGAATACAAGGATTGCTGCCCTCCAGGCGTGCGCCTTCCAGAAATCCAAATAGAGCAAAAGTACTACGATATGCTAGAGGCGGATAATAAAATATCTAACTTTGACTTTCTTAGAAAGCTATGCCATAAGGGTGTTTACGATAAAGGGATTGATAAATTTAAAAACAAGAAAGATTATTTCGACAGAGCAAAGTCAGAATTAAAAATCTTAGAAGAATTAGGTTTTATTGATTATATTTTATTAAACTGGGATATAATTAATTTTTGCCACGAGGAAGATATACCCACAGGCCCGGGAAGGGGATCTGCTGCGGGGTCGCTTGTTTTATACTTAATAGGGGTAACAGATGTTGATCCCGTAAAGTATAGCTTGTTTTTTGAAAGATTTGTTTCTAAAAGCCGAGCAAAAAAAACACTACAGGATGGAGTGACCTTTTTGGACGGGAGTCTTCTGGCGGATGTTGATAACGACATAGCTTATGAAAGAAGGATTGAGGTTATAGAGTACATAGAAAAGAAACACCCTTCTCGAACAGCTAAAATATTAACCCTAAATACTTTAAGTGGCAAATTATGCGTCAAGGAGTGTGGGAAAATAGTAGGAGAACTGAGCGAGCAAGACGTTAACTTGGTTAGCACGACCATACCAAAGAAATTTGGCGTAGTGCTTCCAATACTTTCGGCAATACAAGAAAGCGAAAAATTCGCAGATTGGGCCTCTGAAAATCCAGAAACTTTTGAAATCGCATTAAAGCTCGAAGGTTTAAATAAAAACACAGGAGTGCATCCCAGCGGAATAGCTATTTCCCACAGCACAATAACTGATATTTGCCCTGTTCAGAAAACGAACGACGGAAACTTAGTTACGGGTTACGACATGAACTGGGTATCAGAATTAATGGTTAAGTTTGATATTCTTGGATTAAGAACATTAAGTGTTATCTATGACGTATGCAAGACAATTGATCAAGATATATCTAAAATAGACCTAAACGACACAAAGATTTTTAAACCTTTGCAGTCGCTAAAAACACCTCATGGACTATTTCAGCTAGAGTCAGACACAAACTTTAAGGTGTGTAAAAAGATCAAGCCTAAAAGTCTTGAGCAGTTGAGTGCTGTAGTCGCTATTGGAAGGCCTGGAGCCCTAGACTTTTTGGATGCATATGTTGCATACTCTAAAACAGGAGAGTCTCAAGTGATTCATGAATTCTTTAGAGACGTTTTGGATTATACTGGAGGAATACCTCTTTATCAAGAGCAGTTAATGCAGATGGCGGTTAAAGTAGGATTCACTTTGGACGAATCCGAGCAATTAAGAAGGATAGTTGGTAAAAAGAAAGTTGATCAAATGCCTGCGTGGAAAGCTAAAATTCAGCAAAAAATAATAGAAAATGATTTACCAACAGAAGTTGGAGAAGTTTTATGGAGGGTTGCAGAGGACAGTGCAAACTATTCTTTTAATAAATCCCACTCGTTGGCGTACGCCACGCTGGCTGCGTGGACCGCTTATCTTAAATTTAATTACCCTCAAGAGTTTTTCATGTCGTTGTTAAAGATGACTAAGTATGAGCCGGCCCCACAAGAAGAGATAGCTGCAATATCTAGAGAACTATCTCACTTTGGAATAAAGCTCCTTTCTCCAGATTTAGCAAAATCCAAAATGGATTTCTCTACAGAAGGTAAAGATATAAGGTTTGGACTTAATAGCATTAAGGGGGTTAGCGAAAAATCCCTAAAATCACTAAGGGATTTTAGATCCACCGAAAACCCGACAAAGTATGATGTTTTCTTATCTGCAAAACAAGCAGGGCTAAACATAGGAATATTATCATCGCTATGTCAAGCCGGAGCTCTCGAGAGCAAGGGCTTGAACAGGTCTCTAATGGCTTTAGAAGCTCAAGCTTTCAACCTATTAACAGACAGAGAAAAGAGGAACTTTATACTTATTGGAGAAAAATATGACTTTAAATTATTAAACTGCATAGCTGACGCTAAAAGTCAAAATATGGTAGGGGACGACGGAAGACCACTGATGAAAGAATCAAGATTTAAGACGTTTAAAAAGAAATACGACCTATATAAATCTATTTACGATAAGAATAAATCCTACGAAAAGTTTGCAAACTGGTACTTTGAGAATGAATTACTAGGGTACAGCCACAGCTCGAAATTAAAAAACTGCTTCAAGGATGTTTATAAAGACCTGAAGGATTCAAGAGATCTAGAACTAATGGATAAGGATGATGGAGGTAAATTTATAGGAGTCGTGGATGATTGTTTAAAAGCGACTTCAAGAAATGGAAATAAATACATAAAGCTCTCGATGTCAGATGAAAACGGAAAATGGGATGCGATGTTATTAAATTCCAGGAGAGGGAATTTCTATGATAGGTATTTTGAAAAAAACGAAAAAGCTCCAGCAAAAAAGAACATTGTAATAGCTTATGGAAGAAAAGCTGAGGATATAATATTTCTAGACTCAATTAAAATTATGGACGAAAAGATATATATGAAAATGTCTGAAGTTAAGTAAATAGCGTGTAAAACATGAAGATGACCCCAAAGCCAAACTTTACTCCACGTGCGCAGCAAGCGATAAACGAAGCGAAAAAAGTTGCCGAAAAATATAAAAGCGAATTTGTCTCCATAGAACATTTATTCTACGGGATGGTAAAGCTAAATGCAGGAATACTTAGTGAAATATTGTATTTATTAAACATTGATCAACTCGCATTAAAAGACGAAATAGAACATTCCCTATCGCAGGAATCCGAGCATCTAGATCTTTCGCATGAGGTGGAAGAAAGCCCTTCCTACGATGAAGAATTTCATTTAATACTAAAAGTTTCCGCGTCAATAAGCGAAAAACTAGATCATGAATACGTAGGGCTAGAGCATATATTATTAGCATTATTAAAATTTGAAGGGTCGTCTATCCCTGGTTTTTTTAAATCTTTCAATGCATCAGAAGAAGATATTATATCAGAAGTAAGGGAATACTTGCACCTATCCAAAGAAAACAAAACCGAGAAAAAGGAGAGTTATTATTTCCCGTCAAAGCCAAAAGCAAAGGACACTAGCCTACAAAACCTAGAGAAACACGCATTGAACCTTAATTCTCTAGCTGAGAAAGGAAAGTTTGACAATATAATAGGTAAAGAGGAAGAGATCGGCAACGTATGTGAGATTTTGTGCAGAAGGACTAAAAACAACCCTGTTTTATTAGGTGAGCCTGGTGTTGGAAAGACGGCCATAGTCGAAGGGCTAGCTCAAAGAATAGTAAGGGCTGAATCTCCTGATTTTTTACTAGGAAAAATAATATACTCTTTAGATCTAGGATCTTTAATAGCTGGAACTAAATACAGGGGACAATTCGAAGAGAGGTTAAAAAACATAATAGATGAGGCTAAAAAAAATAAAAACATAATCCTATTTATTGACGAAATACATACCCTCGTTGGCGCTGGAGCGGCCGAAGGCTCAATGGATGCAGCAAACATGCTCAAACCCTTATTGGCTAGAGGGGAGTTGAAATGCATTGGAGCTACAACCCAAGACGAGTACAAGAAAACTATACTTAAGGATGGAGCTTTGGACAGAAGATTTCAATCAGTAAAGGTTAACGAACCAAACGCAGAAGAAACTAAACAAATAATCTTGGGAATAAAAAAGAAATACGAGCAGTTTCATAGTATAAATTACCCAGAAGAAACTCTTGATTTGATTATCGAATTAACATCTAGGTACATGATCGATAAACAATTTCCAGACAAAGCGATAGATGTCATGGATCAAGCCGGATCTAAGGTTAAAATAAAAAACATCCAAAGACCGGACGCGGCCAAAGAAATAGAAAAAAAGTTACAAGATTTAAGCATCAGGGAGGCTAATGTTGAAATGATTGGAGCTTCGAGAGATATGATTGAAGATGAGCAGATATTTTTACTGGAAGAGTATGATAGAGTAATAGAAAAATGGGCCAAAAAAACTATAAAATCTAAAATACAAGTAACCAAAAAAGATATATTTGAGGTGGTTTCAGCAAGGACGGGCGTGCCTGTAACTCAAATGTCTACAAAAGAGTCCTCAAAGCTTCTCTCCTTAGCTAAGGATTTAAATAAAAAAATTATTGGCCAAAAAGATTCTATTAAGGAGATTTCTGAATCAATTCTGAGATCAAAATCAGGCCTTCAAGACTCAAGAAAGCCAGTTGGAAGTTTTTTGTTAGTTGGGGCAAGCGGTACAGGCAAAACTCATACCGCAAAATGTATAGCAAAATTCGTATACGGAGGAGAAGACAAGCTCATCCAGTTAGATATGAGCGAATTCTCAGAGAAAATTTCTGCGAGTAGATTAATTGGGGCATCCCCCGGTTACGTGGGATATGAGGAAGGCGGAGAGTTAACTGAAAAAGTCAGAAGAAACCCATACAGCGTGGTGCTATTCGACGAGGTAGAGAAAGCTCACCCAGACGTCTTAAACATATTGTTGCAAATTCTTGAAGAGGGCTTTGTAACAGACAACTCGGGTCGTAGGGTTAATTTTAATAATTGTATAATTATACTTACAGGAAACGTAGGTAGCGAAAAAATCACAAAACCTTCAATAGGCTTTGGGCATTCGGCGTCTCACGCTAAAGATAAGCTAAAGGAAGAACTAAAAGTCTTTTTCAAGCCTGAATTTCTAAATAGACTAAATGAGATAATCATGTTTGATAACTTCACTATACAAGACTTAATAAAGATAACAAGGCTAGAAGTATCTAAAATACAAGAAAAACTTAATAATAAAAAAATAAAGATATCCTCAACCCCCTCTTTAATTAAGCATATATCAGAGCAAGCAGAGAAAGAAAAAATGGGCGCAAGACCAATACAAAGATTGATTCAAAAAAATATAGAAAACAAACTATCAACCCTTCTTTTAAACAAGGATCTTACAGAGAATCAGTCAATAAGCTTCTCCCTTAATAAAGGAGAGGTTGTTTATAAAATCAAGGAAGAAGAGGCTTAATTGGGTCGCTTATTTCGGGAGAATTAGGCTTCATAGGATCTTCGAATTTTTCTCCAGGATTTTGGCTTAAACCAGGCTGTCCCTTGTTAGAGTTAAACACTTGCATACATGCCTGAAACCTGTCTGATTGTACTGGATATCTTTTTTTCATATTAGCGTCTAAAATGCACCTTGTAACGAACTGATCACCGCTTTCTGAACTGACTGGCACAGGATACCTTTTGTCCTGATTCGTTAAAAAATTATTTTCATTATCTTCTTGCTCTTCCTCTTTTTTATTTGGGAATATCTCATCATACTCAATATATCTTATAGATTCATCAATAGCTTCGTATGCAGAAGTGATATTTTTCTTTACCGAATCGTGCAGGTCTTTTTCTTCAGTGATCATGTCGTAAAGCAATCTGGCTTTTTTCCAAATATGAAAAAGTTCTGATTTTACTTTTTTATAGTTTGAGTCGGCTTTGGTTTCGTTCATTTCGTCTGTCATAATATTTTATAAATTTATTCTTGCTTTATTGGGGAGTCCTTACCAGCCACTTGTTTTGGTTTGGCTCCGTAAAGATTGTAAGCGTATATTAAGCTCTTTAATCTTTCCTGTGAAGCTAAATATGCATCGTGATAATATTTTGGAGTCGGGGTGTTTGGTTTTTTAATTACAGAATCCCCTTCTTGAATCATTATCCAGCCAGCGGTTTTGCCGTCTCCATCCATTTTTCTAAGAGCGTTCCTTTCTGCTTTTCGGTTATAATCAGATAAGTACATCTCCCTAAGTATAGTCTGCTCTTCTAGCATTAACCCTTCTGGATTATCTCCGCTGAACGAAGTGAATAATACGGTGTTAAGTTCGCCTAGATGCCCTTCTAGCCAACCAGACACTAACCCTATATCCGCATCTCTCTGTTCTCCATGATCGTGAAAACCTAAATCTTGATCATAAAGATTTAATGCGAGTTTTCCGATATTTGTCTCCGGATTAATAGGCGAGTGGGACATTTTAACCTCCTAGATAATCAAGAACCTCTTTATGCTTTGGGTTATTAGGGTCGAGTTTAATAGGTTCTCCCATTACTTGAATACTCCCCTGTCCAACTAAGCTTGATTCAAAAGCTCTTTTAATTTTATTTTTCAGGACGGTTTTGTTCCCAGACGGAAACACTCCGGCCTTTACAGCAAAAGACTGAAGGTCCGTTAAATTCATATCCTCAAGCATCTCTTTAAATATTCTCTTGTCATTTGTCTTGAAAGGGCTTATTTTCTTAACTCCTAATATATCCTCTAATTCCCTGGCTCTAGAGACTTGCTCTTCGTAGCTCTTTCCAGTGGTTTGGTTTAACTCTTCAAGCTTTACGCGTTTTCCTGCGCCAGCTTTACTCGATTTTTTTGTTGTTTTTTTATTTGCCATAATTTGTACCTTTTTCCTTTGTGTGTTTATACACTATATAATAATGATTTTAAATAAAAAATCCACCCCAGTTTCCCGGGGTGGACTTTTATAAAACGTTAATTTTAATAAAATTAAACGATGAGACCAAGTAATACGCGGTCGTCGATGATCATGCGACCCTCTTCAAGAGAACCGTAATAACCAATTTTAGATTGACGTGTTACGAATTGATCGTCAGCGATAAGAGAGAACTCTTCGCCGGACTCGGAATCGGTAGCGACTGCGCGAATCATTGATTCACGTGATAAGTCAACACCAACAATAGCTTGCTCTGTTGCTTGAATAGCTTGAGCTACACCACCATTTGCTTGAACTGAATAGTTATCAGCAAAAGTTGTTGCTCCAGCAGCTGTTCCAAAAACAGTGTTCCACTTTTGTCCTACACCCATTTCATTATACTCTTGAATGGATACTCCGTAAAACTCAGGAATTCCAGCGCTATTAAAAACAGCGTCACGCATAGTGTCTGTACCTGCGATGCCATCACCAGCAGTTGGGACTCCGCCTGCTCCACCAATAGTGTTTATTGGGTTATAAGCTAAACCGCGAATTTCTTCTACGATTTCAGGAGATACGAGTAAATCTGTGATTCCACGACCACGGCGCTCAGCAGGAGTTCCACCATTCCAAGAAGTATTAATTCTTTTGGCTTTAGTGAAAAGCTTGTTTAAGTCCGAAAGAAGGAATCTTCCAGCTTGAGCGGCACGAATTATGTGCTGCTCGCTGTTGGTTGAAGCATTTGCAAGCGCAGTCATTATCATGGTTGCAGAAGTCTTTTCTTGTTTAAGAAGGATTTCTTGAGCCATGCGTGTGAATGTTTTACTTACAACATCAAGTCTTGAACGAGAAGCATAACGCTTGTCGAAGCTCAAAGCGCTGTCGAGAGTATAAGTTGTGAACTTAAGCTCGCTTTGCGAAGGAGCGACTTGATTTGTTGGAAGTCCACCAGGAACTGATTGACTCCAAACTTGAATGTAATCTTCGTCAGTAATATCATGATAAAGGTCCAATGGAATACTTGGGCTTTCATCAGAATTAAACTGAAGAGAAGAGAACATGTTGCTTACGGTAGGGGCGCTATTTACGACTTCCGCTAAAACTGGGCCGATAAATTCGGCTAATGCAGTTTGAGCTTCGTAAGAAACGTCTCTATTTTTCGAAGCCATAGCTTTTACAAGCTCGACTTGCTCGGGGGTTCTTTCTAAAGTAATTTTCATTTTTAAATTTCCTGTGTTAGAAGCTTATCTTGCAGAGATATTTTTTGCTGGATGAGTCATCGCTTTCTTCTCCGATAGCGAGTACAGAACCAACAACAGTGCCAGAAGCTGCTTTTTTAAGTTTCCCTGCCGTGGAAGAAACCTCAAGGTCGTCTCCTAAAGCTGGGGCGCTTGAAAAAGCAGAAGCGCTCAAAAGAATAAGTCCTTTGGTCAAAATAGGAACTGATTGACCTGGAAGAACGCCTTGAGCTTCGTCTAGTTTTTGTTTGTAAGATATCATCTTCTCTCCGTTTTCATCAAACGCCAAGGTTTCACGTAAAGTGATTCCAAGCGCTCGTCCGGTGCCATCAGCTGGAGCTACGGTCATACCTGTATTAGCGGGGTATCCGTTGAATCCAATATGCGCGCCACTAAAACTTGCACCTAAATAATCACGAAGATTATCTGGGGTAGTTGCACGCAATTCGGAAACCTCACCTGGTAGAGCTCCCGCACTTACAGAAACAACAACGCCTGCATCAAAGTCTCCCGTGCCGTTAGACTTAAAACTCGATAGAGTTTTTCCAGTAACGTCAAGAGCGAATAAGTTAACAACATCGTGTTCACTGTAGTCTCGGTATGGTAGTATTCTTTTTGCCATAATTTTTTTCTTCTATATATTTATATATGTGTTAGTATGAAATTTTAACTGACTCCTTAAAAGTCTTAGCGAAACGATCGCGAAGAGAGGAGTTTGTTTCAGAAGAAGATTCGTTATTATTAATAACAGCTGCATCTTCAACCTGTACATTTTCTAAAGCATCCTCAACCTCATCGGGGGAGTCTTGCTCTTGGTTTTCTGAAGCTTTCGAGATTTCTGCGACTTCTTCTGAAGTTTCTTCAGTATCGGTAGCTTCAACGGTTTCGAGTCGTTTAGCGACTTCTTGATCAACTCTTGCTTCAAAAGCTTTTTGCTCAGCTGCAATAAAATCTTTATTTTTATGCTTCCAGACCTTAGAGAGTTTTTCTTGATAAGATGCGAACCCTTCTTCTGATTCGTCTACCTGAGTAAGTTCTGAAACTAAAATCTTACGATCCTCATCGTCAAGATCGTACACTTCGCTTAGAGCTTCCATTCTAGAATTAAATCTAACCTCTGCTTCTCTTGAGGAATTTTCTTCCTCCAGAGCTATGAGTTTTTCTTTCGTTGATTGTAGTTGCTCTTCAACTTCAAGCATTTTCTCTTGAAGAGAAGCTTGAGCTTGAGAAGCCTCTTCTTTTTCAGCTTTGGCTTTTTCTAGATCTGCAATATACTGCTCGCTTTTCTCTTTTATTGCGTCACTAAAGACTTTGGAAATGCTAGCGACAGTTTCTTCGGAGAAATCTTGCTTGCCAAGCTTTTCGTCTAAAGCTGCTCGGAATTCGTTGATAATTTGTTTTGTGTCCATAATTAAATTTTTATGTTGTTCTTTGTTTAGTACATCTTGTTTTTTTGATTGGGAAGTTTTCTTACTTTTAATAATTATTTTATCTATCGGTTGATTGCGACTAGACTGTTGTTCTTGAGGCTCTCCCATTTCGGCCACAAGCCCCTTTACATCAGCAGCTGGGTTCGATGTGAACCCTATTCCAAGCGGATATATATCCCCAACAATTAATCGATTAACTTTTCTTCCGTCCTGCAGCTCGCCTTTTCCCCCTGAAGCTTTCAGGTACGGAGTGTAAGCTTTCACTTCTTCTGGGTCAGATACTATAGTAGATTCTAACAAATCGTCTCCGCCCACGCTGACAACATACTCATTAAAACCGATTTCCCAGCTTGCGGATACAGTCTGAAAGAAATCGCTTTCTTCATTCGTGGAGTTAACAACTAACTCAGCAAATTCTTTGCTTGCGGTTTTATATACTACTGCAGCAAGAGCTATATTAAAAGGTTCTTCCTTGATTAGAGCCGCCTCTTCGTTAATGAGTTCAGAATATTGGCTGTATTCAGAAAAACCAGCGGAAACTATATGGCCAACTATTCTATCTCTATCGTGCTCAATATTTGTTGGCTTATGGACGAAATAATCTTTTACGGCAACAGCCGTTTCGCTATCTATGCCGTCGCCGTTTTTATTAAACTTATTAACAACCGCAGCGTTAAATGCCACAGCGAGCAAGTCTATATTCTTATCTAAATTTATATTAGAGGGAATTAATGGCCTAAGCGATTCTATAGAGGCTTTACTTATTTTCGATTCCTGCATTTGGCTAGATGCGCAAATAACGTTATCGAATTTTGTTGTATATTTGTAAGGTAAAGGCATTTCAGTTTAATACACTCACTTTATAAACATGGGAGTAAAGGTTGTAGAGACTGTCTCTATTTTTGAATCCATCATGTCATAATAAAGTTTAACCATCCAATTTCCAAGCACCAACGCTGAATAGCTGTCTTTCCTAGCTTTTTCAGGCCCGGTTTGGCGCTTTAAGCTGGGCGGCAAATCAAAATTCTGGGTTCCAGTAGAAGTGGTTGTTATTTGCACTAACGCACACTGAGTTTTTACTAAATTCATCATGTCAAATTGGTGCTCAACAAAATCTATCATTTTTGCAGAATCGTTTTGTTTCTCTTGGGATTGAGAGGTTTTTAAAAATTGAATCTGACCAATAGGTATTTTTTTTCTTCTTTGCTCGTTATAAGAATCGTCAATAACTCTAGACCCAAATAGAATTCTTCTGTGATCAAAGTTAGATTGAAGAAGTTCGTTAGCCCTGCGGATCCATTGGCTTGTCGGCTTCCTTAAATAACAAATAGTTTTATCTTCTAAGTTATACTCCCTCTTTCCTTCTATTAGTTTCTTCTGATAATTTTCTACATCATCAAAGTTTGTATTTAAGCATTGTATATTTAGTTTATTAGTCTTGAATAAATTACTTTCATTGGCTGCGTTTATAAATTGAACACCTCCATTATAATCTCCAATAATAGATACAATATTAAAATGATTTAATAAAAAATAAAAATAATCTATATGTTGTCTTAAATTTGCTCCCGCTAAAGCGTAGCTATGAACAACAACTCCTATCTTCTTTTCTTCGTTTAGTTTTATGACCATCATTGCAAAATCGTCACTACTTTCGCTTTCTGCCCAACTTGGGTCAAAAGCGAGAATGTATTTATCTCCAGGCTTTCCAACTATTTCCGTGCATGGATGCTCCCCATCCCTTAGTGTGCATGCGGCCATTTTGGAGGTCTTAAAATACCCCGAGCTATCGTCAGTAAATATCGCTCCAAACTCTCTGTCGAATTGGCTTTGGCTCATTGTAGACTTTGCTTGATCGAGGAGGTTTTTGTCGTACAATTGCTTAGGCGCACAATCATAACTAAATTGCATAATAGTTCTATGAGCGTCTGTTTGTTTATTTCCTCCGACTTGAATTAAATTCTCAAATTGCTCGTAAGCTTTATACATATATTCAAACTTATAACTGGCAGAGGATAGGGCTATAAGTTTATTATTTGGCCAAGCATGTCGATCGCTTTCTTGCAGTTTTCCCTGTCGGATTAATTCGGTTTCAACGTTATAAAGATCTTCTCGCTGAGTTGGGTTTTCAACAACACTTAAAAACGGTATTATAACCTCGTTATAAATTCTTTCAGGCATAAGAGCAAACTCGTCGATAATTATTCTATGAAATCTAAAACCCCGCAGTTTTTCTCCATCACCTAAAGGTAGAGCTCGAATTCTTGAGCTGCCAATCTCAAGCAGCCACTCGTCATTACTTTTTGACTTATGAGTTATGCACTGAGAGAGGTACATTGCTTCTGGCTTTGAAGCTATGTCTTCTATTTTTTTAAATATCATTTTGGCTTGACGAAAAGATTTTGAAAGTATGCCAATCTCGACGCCCTGATTCATTATCGCTTCAAGATATGCGTATATAGCGGTGGTAAAAGATTTACTCATTCCCCGACTCCATACTCCCATAAAATAATCGGTTTCAAACATAGCCTTAATAGCCATGTGCTGAAAAGGAAAAAGCTTAACTCCAGATATTAAATCTGTTGTAAAAGTTATATTCTCCCTCAAGAATTTATATAATAAAATTTTAGCCTCTCTCTCCTCTAGGTATCCTTTCATTTCAAAAAGTTTTTCATTAAAGTCTTCGTCCGTGCCTCTTGACTCTTGATTGCCGATTTCCCAAGCCATTATATTAAACCCCTGTCTATATAATACTGAACATCAACGTTCCACAATTCCCTCCCAAGCTTTAATAACTTAGGGGTAAACTCTTCTGATTTTTTGCGACTACCGGTAAATATAAATTGACAGTTGCCGGAGAATTGATGGTTTAGAACTCTCATGTTGTGATAAATATATTTTAAATTAGATTTATGGGCTCCACGTTTATTGTTAGACTCTATTTGCTTCAAGTCGCTTTCTACAACCACGAATAAATAACTATCAAAATCTTTAGTTCTCTGAAGCTCGTAACCAAAGCGCTCTAAATTATTTTTACTTAGGGTTGATTTAAAATCTTGCTCTCCCTTTCGATCCACATAAGTATAATCATAATCTTCCCCTCCAACTGCGTAATCTCCAAATTCAAGTTTCATAGGTTCTGAGTTAGGGAAAACAAGAGGCTGCTGTTCTCTAGTATCTATAAATATTTTCATTTGCGGATCTATTTTTTGCTTAAATGATTCCGGTAATCTTTCGCCAAACATAGGTTTTATCCCTATAGCATCGCAAGCGGCAGTATAGGATCCATAATGCTTTTGAAAAATATCAATAGTAGGCATATGATTTATTATCAACTCAACATGGGAGGGGCCAAGCTTTAACTTTTTCGCGGCGACCCTTTTTTTTAATAAATTAATTATGTATTCTTTTACCACTAATGGCTTTGTTTTCTCGCACCAACTTATCAATTGCTCATATGTAGAAAAGTCTCTATTAAAATAGTCTTCTTTATTCTTAAATGGTAGCGGGTCTTTAGTGAATAAATTATAACGAGGATAATATTTTGTATAATATTCCGCAAGTATCATTTTGTGAGATTTTAAATGAGCATGCAAACTTCTCTCTGAAGAGAAAATCTCAGAGCAAACCTTGCAAATAAATTTTCCTTCTGGAGCTCTCATGTAACATCGTCTTTAGAGACTCCAAGAACCCTTGCTTTCCAGTCTGGCATAGATTCAAGATTATCCGCTTCTTTTCTCGCTGCTTTTCTTTGCATGTTTGCTATTTTTATCATAACCTTCCGCTCCTCTTCTTCTTGAAATAATTGCACTAAAGCTAATATGCTAGAGTTTTGCTTTTGCTGAGAAGATACTCTTTTTGATCTGTCTCCTTGTAGTTTTTGAATTAAAGACTCCATGCGCTTTTCACACTGATTATATTCCTCGCTCTTGGTCTTTAAAAGCTCAGCCAATCTGACAGTTAAATCTTGTTGATCCTCTGCGTCATTAAACATTCTGTTTAGCTTGCTCATTGCTCCTTGGATATTTTTTAAATGAATATAATCCATGCATACATTTATGTATAAATTAATCTCATCGTTACTTAAATCAGGCTTGTCCCAGGTAGCTCTTACAAATTCCGCTTCAAATAAATCCCGATCCTCCATGCTATCGTAGTTGTTTATAACCTGAGTGAATCGAGGGGAAGATAGAAAAGCTCCCAATGATTCTATAGCTTTCTTTTGTCCTATATGCAATTTAGCTTCTTCGATATTTTTTTGGCAGTAATCGTTAATTTTTTTGATTATTTTGCTTACGGCTTTCGGCGCAGAATATTTTCTATTAACGGCATCTTCGGAGGGGTGCAGATCTAGCGATTCTTGAGCTTCGATGTATTCTAAAACGCAAGAGTACTCTTTTGAATTTCTAGTGATTCTTATTTCTGGAAACAATACAGTAGCAATTTGCAATGCGTTCATTCCATCTTGACATGAATTGGAAATAAACTCTTGTTGGGAGTCTGATAATTGCACATTATCTTTTGGATATATATGCTTAGTATCGTAGTCAATCCCCTGTTGAACCATGAATGCCCTAACAGCCCTTCCCTGCTTGCTTCTTCCGTCTATATTCTCTTCTCCGGGAAACGCTAATTTAGTCAATTCGGTCAAGTCGGTTATTCTTGAGCCGTTCTCAGAGACGATTCTTTTCTGTTCTTCTGTTAAATCCATGCTATAACATTTGTGTCCGGAATGACGTCTTCTTTTTCCAAAATCTCTTGCGCCTTTTGTTTGAATATTTTTTTAAGGTTTTTTATTTGCTTATAGCCGGCCTTACGGCCTTTTTCGGAAGTTTTGTACCCCATTATAACCGCAACCTCTTCTTCGTCTATATTATCTATAAATAATAATTTATAAACTAAAAATTGCTTTTCGGACAATTCCTTTTCCATAAAATGGTTGAGCTTTTTCTGTGCATCGATAATGCTATAATTATTATCTTCCATAGCCTGAACCTCATTAGAATGGTTTTCGAGAGTTAGGGCCATTTTTATTCCATATGCTGATTTTTTAGTGCGTTCCCATTTTGCGTATAGTGGGCAAGAAGAGTCTTGAAGCCCCGTCTTAGTAAAACCGCATAACGAAGCCTCTCCTCCGTCCTTAGTCGCGCACGATTGATTAAATGGGCAATTAAGGCACGGTCTAACGAAATTGCTGTAATTATTGCGCAAGATATTCTTCATTTGGTTGGTTATTATTTTATTTATCCAAGGCTTCAAAGATCTTCTCTGATCCCATTGGTGCCATTTTTTATGAATGTGCGCCCTAATTATTTGCTCAACATCCTCAAAATCAAACCAAGCTAACGAGTCAAGAAACCACTTGCCTCTTCTCTTTTTTATCTCCAAATCAATCTCTGAAGACTTATCCTCGTAACTGCAATTAGTTTTTCCTTGGGCGGCCACGAGTTTTTTTCTGCTTGGCTTTAACTACATTTTTTTCTTCCTTGAAGTCTTGAAACTGCTCCATAGGCATAATATCCTTTAGGCTAAATTTATTATTATCTCTCTCTATTGAATAGGAAAGTTTTGATATGTTTGGCACCTCATATATATCTAGACCTTCGGGATCATCGTCCAGATCAGGAATAGGCCTACCCCGCTTAGGCAACAATCTTTTTGTGATTGCTTTAGCCTTGGCTGGGGAGGATGACGTTTGTTTCGCTGCTGATAATATGTTCAAACCTTCGCCGCAGCCACCGCAAAAACTCGGAGCTTGAAGGGAGTACATATTTTTAAAACCACAATGGGGACAATAAGAAAAAGCCATAATAATATATTATAGCTTTAAAAAAAATTATATCAAATAGCCGCTAATAAACCTTGATTGCTTTTTTATGAAATCTTCGGAGTCTTGACTCCATTTCCTATTCTCCTTGACGTACTCCACACAAATCACACCAATAATTTTGCCGTTCATCGTTTTAATAGGTCTAGCAAACATGCTTTTTACCCCCTTATTTATAAGAAAAGCTCTAAAAGAGAAGTCTCCTTTGTATTTTTCAACGTCAATACATTCAAATGTTTTTTCTTGAGCTATTGGTTCCATTAATCCATGCAAATTAGAAATTCTCAAGTTCTGCAGGGTCTGGCATTCAACACTTATTCCATCTCCTACGATTTCATATGTGCAACTAAGCTTTTGTTGCCCTCTGCCCGAGAAATACTGCTCTCCGTTGTGGAATTCTAATATGTAAGCCCTATCCGCAGAAGTTTCATCAGCTATATACTGCAAGGCTGTAATTATATTGCTATGAGAAGCGGGGTCATAATTTAATTGTTTATGTTTTTTTTCGTCAAGTTTAAACTTTATCCAGACTCCTAATACCGCAGTTGCAGCAGAGATAAGACCAGTAAGCACGCTAATTATATCTAATCCATTATTCATTTTCTATTAATTATATACGCCAAAACAAAAGAGAATAGAAATACAAAAAACAAAATAATAGAAAACCACATAACAGGACCTTCGTAATCGTAAGGTTCAGGGCTCAAGCCTTGATACTCGCTGATAGAAATCATTGAATCATTATTCTTGTCCAGATTATCAAATTCAGAAGAAACAGCGGGCGCAGGCGTTGGGTTTGGTTTGAAAACCTTACCAACGCTGCAAGAGCATAGTAAAAACGTTATAAAAAACAAAGACCTCACCTTCGCTTGCTCGGTATAGCGTAAAAACCTACGACCATGAAGCATAGATCCATGAAGGAGGCGAGCATCAACCCACCTGTCATTTGAACCATCTCCCAATCCTTGCCTCCAAACACCCAGCTAAAGAATCCCCACTTTGCTCCGTCACCCTTTGGGACAACGACATTATATACTATGTGAGGATTCATTGCATAATATATCATTAAAAAGCACATCGTAAAAGTGATACTCATAAACAAAATCCTTCTAGTTACCTTTACAAAAGGATCGCTCGAGTTTTTATTCTGTCCGTCAATCAATGCTTGTAGCATTTTATCGTCCCTTGCCGCCAAGGCTAATTGGTCTTGTCTTTTTTGCTCTAACCAAGAGTTGATTAGGTTGCAAGCGAGCTTTATACCCGCTCCAATAATTGTATTAATGATTGGGCCCATACATATATATACACTTGTTAAATTTTAAAAATATTTATTTCAGTGTAATATAAGTTAATGTCAAAAAAATCAATACTACAACTTCTTAGTAAAAGCTTAAACTCATACCAGTCAACATGCTGGCTAAAATCAGAAAATGCCAAACTAGATGGATCAACTCCAGCAGAATTAATGATGGACAATAAAACAGACAAGGTAATTAAAATATTACCAGATGAAATTAAAAGAATAAAAAGTAAAAAAAATATTAATTAAAATATATCCATTCTTTAGTGCTGTTTGCGTAAAAATAAGGATATATCCTAGGGTTTGACCACATCCATCCATAGTTCGGAAAATAACCCCATATTCCATCTTGACTATCTGGCTGGATATACATCCAGTAGATTTTTGCGTGGTAAATCCACCCATTTGAGAATGGTAAATAATCTCCAAGCCAAGTTCTCTGCCATCCAAGCGAGACAACTTTCTCTTCAACTTCCTGGATAGCTGACTGGGTAGCTGACTGGGAGTTTCCTGAAAACCGTGCATTGCTTACATCAGGGCCAGCAGATTTAGACAATAATTCTTGATTAAAATACTGGACTGCGGTTGTTGTTTCGAGAACCAAGGAAAGGTAATCTTTATTGCTTGACTGAGAATGAATTTCTTTGATTGAGTTGTCGGTTGTAAATTGCCAAGATAATATTCTGAAAGTTCGATTATGTTCATCGTTCCTGATCCATCCCCCGCGATCATCTTCTTGGTAATCTGTATTTAAGGAGTTATCCCATGCACACCCATAAATTAATGTGTCCTGGGATAGATTTAATTGGCTAATTTGTAGGGTTGATTCGCTTGATACGATACTATCATCAATAATCCACGCAATATCGACCACACTAGAATCTACAACATTAATTTCTAAAGTGTGGGTGTTATTTACGCTAGAGTTTGTTTCTGTATGGCTGTCTATTGGCGAAACATATTTATAAAGCTGCAGAATAATTTGCTCTCTATTTACCGCGTGAAAATCTCCGGTATTTGAGTTGTTCATTAATCCGTCATACGATGTTGGTTTAAAATAATTTGCTCCTTCTTTTTGATGAGGTTCATTAATTTCATATCCACGAAAAGAATCTTTGTATCCAATCCAGTGACCCCATCTCCGTTTTGCTTCTTCTGATGATCTTGCCATATTAAAAGCATAATCATACATATATTCTTGTATAGTAGTTCGGTATTCATCTCCCGCCATGCCCAGGGTATGCCCTATTTCATGAGCCACTATACTCGTCCATGGTGCAGCATAGATTAAGCTTGTAGAGCTTCTGTCGAGTGCTGTACCGAGCCCAAAAACCCTATTCGTTAAAATGGTAGTGCATTCATTCCCTATGTTGAGCTCATCTGTGATCGATAAGCATTTCAACCAATCATTCCAGCCATCCCAATATCCAAGATTAAAATCAAGCCCAAATGCAGAATTGTTAACGTCTTTTATATCGTCTGGATTATTTAAAGCGCTAACAAGGTCTATTCTATGAACATTAACAAAATTTTTATACCTATTCCAGAAGGCATAGTTGCTTTGCATCCCCGACCATATGGTTTCAACATCTTTTTCATAATCAACCATCTCATCAGCGAAATACCTATCACCAATAAATACTAAATCTAGTCTATTATCAGACGATCCGCTATTATGAATCGTTTCATAAGAATTCGCAAATAAATTAAAATAAAAAAATGTAAGTAGTAAATAATATCTCATCTATGAATTATCTCATATATTATGAGACAAGTCAAGATTATATTTTCTAACTTGGCACGATTGAGATTTGTCCAGTCAGCCCGCATTTTTGGATGCCACGCTGAGTTCTGATGATTAAAGAGTTTTTCGTGCAAGATACATGCATAAGTAACTTTCTTCTCTGACCGTGTGCCGGGACCGTTAGTCCTGACTGTATTTGTATCTCTGATCCCCCCACTGTTATCGATTGCCCACCAAAAGAAATTATATTCAATCCAGCGACTTTGGTTATGACATGGTTGACTAATTGGTCGGTTCCAAAGGTCTCACGCTGCGAGACTCTCATATTTAATACTCCTGCAGAAGTAGTGTCAAACATATTAGTTACAGTGATTGTTTTATCGACTCCATCCACCCAGTCTTCTGAGATAACAGTTGGTGCGCCGGTCGAAGATCCATAAGAAACTGTTGTGCTAGAGTTTATGAGTTGATCGACGGTTACTTTATATGTTGAGCCATCCGCCTTTTGTATGATCAAGAAATCTGAAGCTGCGTCAATATTGCTTCCGATTAAATTTAAGTCTTTAATTTGCTTGTTTGCCATATAATTATATATACACTATTTCTAATTAATAAAAGGTTCCTGCAGAAACTCTCTGCATTTTGTTATTGTATAATACATATTATTTTAACTACATTCTATTAAAAAATAATTTCAAACATAGAATATATTATATATTACATTACTATATTACATGAACAATCAATTGGGCGTAACGAGTATATTGCTTTTGTTATTTTATATGGGATGGTTTGCATGGGATCAAAGAACAATAATAGAAAAACAAAATCAAGAAATAATAAAATTACAACAACAATTAATATTTAAAAACATAGTATTGGACGCTGCGCTTCAAGATATAAGTGAACCAGTTAATAAACAAATATATAATACGCCGCAAAAGTTCTTTAATCTTCAATAATAAACTTTAATTTTTAATAATAACTTATAATATAATATATGACAACAGAAACACAAGAACCCGAACAAGAAAAAATAGATAACGTCGCCGAAGAAGGGCAATACGCTCCAGAGCAAAATACTGCAGTAACTCATTTAGCAAACAAAATGCTTGGTAATGTAAATTTATCAGAAGCACTCTCACTCGTTCCACTTGGTCAAATAATTAATTTAGTTCAACAACAAGTTATTCAACAAGCAAAAAAGCAAGTTGAAGATATGAGCGACGAAGAAATTAAAAAAGCAATCGAAGAAGGAGATGCCGCTCTAGCAGAAGCTCAAGCTGCTCAGCTTCAGAATTAAGCTTTTAGACTTCTAAGGGTATAAATAATATCCTTAAAGTTATCATAATTTATGCGATCCGTTTTGTAATTTGCACCACGGGTCGTTTTTATTGTATAGCCACTTTGTTTTTCTGATTCAAGAACAATTTGTGAGATAAAATCATGAGCTCCGTGCTTTTTTAACCAATTCCAGTATATTGCACGAGTTCCTGGTTTGCATTCAAGCAATACATCTTCAAAAATAAATAATTTACTAAATAATGTAATATCGCGAAAACATGTTATTTCGCTAGGAGGTTCGCTTAAGCAAGACTCTATAATCAAAATCATGTAAAGAATTACACGGTATTTTAATCAAGCGGGGCGGACTGAATATACTCCTTCAATAGGAAGTACAATTATCTTACCTAAATCCTCACCGTTTGGTCTTATTGGATCGTATGATTTAATCTCATCCTCCGTGAACCCCTGTCCAAGTAACTCCTGTTTAATTTCTTCAGATGGTTGTACTGGTGGCTCCCAAGTAACACATTCTCTTATAGATGCAACAATAGCATCCACTTCATTGTCTTCGCAGTATTTCTCCACCCTTACACCCGTTTGTTTATCACTCGAGGATTTCCCATATCCTCCAAGATCACCAAATGAAAATGCCTCAATCTTGCCCTTAATGGAACCAAGAAGTCCGGGGTCAGGGTATGTTAAGTATGCTATTATTAATTTCATATTATGTCTCCCAGCTTGATTGCCATGGTATAACTTGCGCGCCACCATAATTCCAAGATCCCCAATGGCCTCCTCTTGTAAGGTAAGTTGGTACTGCATCTGGGTTGGCAGTAGTTGGTGTAGTAAATTGTACTTGATATCCAACTGTCTGATTGCCCCCGGCTGAATTTATTGCATCAGGAATTGCAAACTGGGTTACATAATTTAATTTATATGTTCCAGTATTTGCTTGATCGGGTGCGGCTTTAAGCATGGAGTGGAATGCCCTATACCACCTACTTGGACCAGTTCCATTTGCTTGAGAGAGTTGCATCACAGTCATTACATCATCTGCACCTCTTCTGTGTAAATAAACCCTTCCGCTAGTTGGATTTATTCCAGCGACCAAGATATAAGTTTGGTTATGCTGCGCTCCGGTATTTGACCCATTTAGCCCAGCGGTGCATTGAGGTAAATATTTTTGTACGCCTGTATAGTTATAGCTCCCGAAGCCAGCATTGTATGTCCCCTTGGACATCATGTAGATCGTAGTGCCATTTGCATAGTTAACGCCGGTTGCTTCATATCCATAAGCCATAATCACATTACCAGCATCCTGACCAATAATATTCCAAGCATCCCCGAAAGCATTTCCTCCACCCGTGTGAACACCCTCTGTTGCCCAGTAATCTCCTGCAGGTTGATTATTGCTGTCTGCTCCATGATTTGTATATGGTTGTCCAGTAGTTAAGCTTAACTTCATAGAGAAAAGATAAGAGCCAGAATGCTTAACCCACATATAGGCATAACCAGAATTTAAACCCTTGCCTCCATCAATCCAAGTCTGAGGCCAGGTGGCGGCCCAACCTGATGTATGGTGATATGGCCATGATGGAGCGCTTGAATTTCCTGCTGCTGAATTTGGAAATAAGTGTCCGATAAAAGAACCATCAATATCAAACTGAGACATATGGTAACCCGTACTGGTACCTCCATAGCTTACGGTATACACCCATTGCTGGCCATTCGTTCCAGTTAGAACAGAAGGTGAGCACATGCAGTTCGTTCGCTGAAATCCAGTAGCTCCTCCGCCGCCACCGCTAGACTGTAAAGTTGTTACATCGGTTTGCGTGGCAGTTATACTATCTTGCAATGCGGTTATATTTGTCGCATTTGTTGCGGTAGCAAGTGCGGCATCTTCTAAACTATAATTTGACATAATTATTTATACACTTTGTTTTGTTCTGAAATTTCGTATGTATAACTTTTTATATTATTTATGCAGATAAATTGTGGCTATAGATCATAGATAACATTTGATTGATGCGAAATAACCTGTCCATTGTCGTATGTAATTACGCAAGTAAGTTTAGAGCTGGTAACTCTTAGGGATAATTGCCCCTCGCCCTGTTGCCCAAAAAACGGTTCGTCTAAATCTTTGCGAGTGCGTCCCTGATTTATAAACTTATTAAGGACTTCTAATGCTTCATTTGATTCTTCTTTATTCATGATAATGTTAAAATTGAAATCCATCCAGTTACCTGAGCTAATCCCCCAATGGAAGCTGCAGTGCCCCTGGCAGAAATTGAAATATCCATTTCTGCAGACTCCTTGATTATTGGCATGGTGTATCCTAACGCTTGAGAGGCCGCCGTTAACTCCGCATTGCCATAAAAATCGACATCCCCTCCTTTTACTGCTCTTACGGTAAATTTAAAATTTCTTTCACTCGAGCCCGGGGGCGACAATGCTACGGTTCCAATATTCGAGGATGTATAATTTACATGCGCCACATAACCCCACGGGTCATAGCCGCAAGCCGGGCAAGAACCATCTCCCCCGCTCAATAAAGTCCCTGTAGATCCAGTATATAATTGAATTGATGTTGCATGAGTGTTCCAACCTGATGCTCTTACCGATGTGCCATTTGCCCCATTCGCTGCCCCACTTCCATTGCTGCCAGGGTTAGCTGTAACAATTAATGTGCTACCTTTTTTTAATGTTGTAGCGCTACCAGGGCCTCCTATGCCACCATTATAGTATCCTGCGCCCCCTGCGTTTCCTATGTTTCCTGAAAATACATCACCTGCTACAACATTAAGCGTAGCTTTAAAACCGCTACCTACGCCGCCCGGTCGAGCGTTTTGGCCATAGCCGCCATCATGAGCTGCCCATGAACCACCGCCTCCGCCCACTCCGCTGATTTCTATTTGTGTCACACCATACGGAACTGTATAGGTCCATGTCCCTCCGCTCTCTGAAGATGTGCTTGAATTTGGCGAACTGTCTGCTTTGAATGAGGTTCCAATTCCGAAATCTAAATCTGTGCTTCCGTTCCAGGAATTGGAGGTTTCACCACCGCCCCTGGGTATTGAAAACCAGTATTTATTTAAAGTATGGGTTTCGTAATCAGAAGTGATTCTATTTACTGGGTGCGTAGGAATGGATGAGTCTGTAGTCGGATTGGATGAAGAGTTTGCGATATGGTAATTAGATGGGTTTGCGTGAATATCTCTCACCGTATCCCAAATTTTAACGCCATTAGTGCCCCCCGAAGAACCAACTGAACTGTTGACTTTACTCATATTGGAAGGGCCATTTTCTTCTATAAAATGATTAAGGAGCACTCCGTTTTTCGTTACAGGTTGCCAGTAATAATACCCACTACCTTTAGGGGAGCCGTTAAAACTGTAAGAGCTAAGTCCATACAATAAGAAGTATGTGTGGTATGTAATACCGTTAAATACTGGATTAAAATTAAAGTTCCTTTGTATTTTGAATCTTGAACCGCTTGTCCAATTCTGAATTAACGTTCCGTCCTCATCTTTTAACCGAAATAAATAATAATCAAAATCTTCTCCTGCGCTATTTATATCAATTAAAGCCCCGTCATCATAACCATCATCTCCCCAGGATACACCCAGAGCTGGATTGTATTCGCGGTGCATAAGCGCACTGGGGGTTAGGTTATTTATTAAAAAATTCTCTATTAGATTTGTATAGTTTGCTCCAGAAAATTCACTTAGCCCATGCGGCGAAGTAAAATTGCCGCTTGGAAGCGTAAATTCGTTGGATTGAGCAGTGGAAAATAAATTTGCAAAAGAAATATTTTGCCCGCCTATATCGACTCCATCTTTACCGTTTAAGAATTCACGAATAGCATTTGCTGATTTTTGCCCTGAGTTGAAAAAAGTTTCGCTCATTTAAAGTATTACACTTTATTTCTTATTTATTTATTTCTTGTTGGTGTTTTTTGTCGAAATCTATATCCAACCCCTCTTCTTGACTCGAAAGCGCTATAGCTATTGCAACAATAACCGTTACGCCTATAGCGATCCACGGAAGATAATGAACCTTACTTTTCTTAGGCTCTGGCTCGGGTTTAGGCTCGGGTTTAGGCTCGGGCTTAGGTTCGGGTTTAGGTTCGGGCTTAGGTTCGGGTTTAGGTTCGGGCTTAGGTTCGGGTTTAGGTTCGGGTTTAGGTTCGGGTTTAGGTTCGGGTTTAGGTTTGTCTCCGCCGATCAGTTTTTCAACATCAATAATTCCATATCCCCAGTCGTTATCTCTTCCAATTTCGCCTTTGTCTTTTGTATATTTTAATAAATGTTCTCTAATTTGTTCTACAGTTTGGCAGTCATTTTTATTTTCTGTTTTTTCTTGTTTTTTATGTTTTGATAACATTAACGCAACAACACCAGCAATAAATGGGCACGCCATACTTGTGCCGCTAAGACTTCGATATATATTATTTATAAATGTACTATATATTCCTACGCCAGGAGCAGCCCATTCTACTTTTTCTCCGCGAGAAGAGAAATTTGCAATATTTCCATAACGATCGTGTGCAGCGACCGCAATTGTTTCCTCAAATGCAGCGGGCCAATTAACTCCGCCCTCGCCAGTATTTCCTGCTGCACAAATAACAGGTATATTCATTTTATATAATGTTTTTATTTTTTCATGTAAAAGATTAGATGGACTTCCGCCTCCCAAGCTCATTGATACAATATCAGGTTTAATTTTTATAGCATAATCAAGAGCAGCCGCGAGACCACTATAACTTCCTCCGCCAGATTTACCTAAAGCTTTTACGCAAATAGCTTTTGCTTTTGGAGCAACGCCGACCATGCCAATTCCATTGTTTTTCGCGCAAATGATTCCAACGCAGTGAGTTTGGTGCCCGTTTTCATCTTTGATAGGCTCATTTGGAATGAAATTTTCTCCGGGAATCGCATTATCTCCGACGTCTGGATGTTCAACCATTCCAGTGTCTATTACAAGAACAGTGATTCCTTCTCCTTGGGTTATCTTCCAAGTTTCTGGAACGTTTGATTGAGTTAATCCCCAGTCAATTCTTTGACTTAGGCTGGTTAATTCTTCATTAACTTCTATTTTTGGTAAATATGTTTCTTCGTTCATTTTTTATTTTGGATTTTTGTTATTACATATTTTAATATTTCACTTCTCATTATGTCTTCTGCTCCAAAATGAAATGTATGAATTCCTCGTTCTTTACTTTCTTCATCATCGAAAATACGATACATATCTGCAAATCCACTTCTTCCATTGATATCGCTTTGCATTGGATCGCCGCAAATGATCAATTTACTGCCGCGACCAAGCCGAGTCATTAAAGTAGTAAGCTCTTTGAATGTGAAATTCTGAGATTCGTCCGCGATTACGATTTCGTTCATCCAACTGGCGCCGCGAAGGTAATTTACAGGCATTCCCTTGATAATATCCTTTTCTCTTAAAATACTGGCTTGGCCAGGAACCAAAAGCTCGTCGAGTTTTTCGTTCATTGGCATCATATATGGATTAATCTTCTCGGCCATTTCTCCAGGAAGTGCGCCAAGGCTTTTTTCCCCACTTTCTGCGATTGTGCGTACATATGTAATGCCATTATCATTATTCATATTGTATAATTGTAATGCTCCATATATTGCTATATAAGTTTTGCTTGTGCCTGCAGGGCCGCTTATAAATACAATGCTTGTTTCTTTATCAAATATTATTTTTAATAAAGCTAGTTGTTTGTCAGTTAGGCTTAGTTTTTTCAGCTTGACGTTTCTTTTGTGCAGAGAGGATGCGATTTTCTTAATCTCGTTCTCGTCTGTTATCTCGGGTAGTTTACGTTTTCGAGCCATTTTACATATTATGATACACATTTTTTACTTATTTTATATAGGGGCTGGCTTTTTTTTTGGATCGACGAATATGTTATAATTTATTAGACTCATTTTCATATTGAAAAAAGGCACCCCCCGCACTTTGTGCACAATACAATTAAAAAATGAATCCATTTAATGGGTAGGGTCTAAGGGGGTAGGGGGGTATAGTGCAATAAAATAATTGAATCTTTCTTCACTTTTTTTTTCGTTTTGCTTGACTTACTGACTCAATCTGATACTCTTTAGGTATAGTTAACAATAAATAATACAATAAAAAAAATAATATGAAATCATCACAACCTAAATTCGCCTCCAATCCTAACGCTGACATGGTGCTTCATGCTCTAACACTTGCCGAGTTGAACCACGAGTTTACCCTTGCTCGTCTTTCCTTAATGGATATGGAGGAAGGATCCGAAGAACACGCAGAACGCGAAGCGTATCTCGAAACCGTTAACGATTTCAGAATCGAAGCAATCGGTATCTCCGAATTCGCTTAAACTTTAACACTAACATAATAAATTAATAATATGAATTACGATATACTTCTTTTAATCCTTCCTTGGTTGTTTCCTTTCTTCCTTATGTTTCGGTCTATGACTGACAAACAAGCAGATCTTTTTAAAGATAATAATAACGAAAATAAAGTAAAATAAAGTTTGCGTTTCCTTGGTTTGTGTGTTACATTGTATGTATAAGATAAATTAAATAGTAACAATAAAATAATAAAAAATATGTATAATAAAAATGATATCGTACTCGCAAGAGATAATAAAACCTATCAAGTGATCAAAGAGTTCACAGACGATCGCTTAGGCAAGCAAGTGCTTTGCCGTCTGTATCGATCACAGAAAACAATGGCTTGGTATCCTCGCAACATTAGAATACATCCTTTATTCGCTTAATGCTTGACTCGATCATCTAATCACTATACTATAATAATTATGAAACATTCATTCAAATCATATCCTACCCTCGAATGCTCGCTTGCTCTTGCTAAGTGCGAAGGCAATCTAAAATTTCTTGCATCTGCTAACATGGCAAGTATAACGCAAGGCGATGCAGTCCTTCATGCTTTGCACGCTCTACAACAGGCACGCAAAGAGTTTGCTAAGGTAACTAAAGAAGTTGCCGAGCTAAGAGATGGCTTGATACTATCTAACTAATCATTAATAACACTATAACACTATAACACTATGCGACAAGTAACACAACAAATTAAGCAAGCCTTCAATCAAGGCACATCTTT